ACTGCTTCCGACTATTTTTACCGGGACTTGTTGGCCATCTGGTGTCATCATTCCCATCTATACTTATCCTTAAGTATTGTACAATCTGTACTTATGATATCCAGCCATGTCCAAGATTGACCTGCCCGTAGTTAATTGAGCCACGTCTTTGCAGGGTAGATAGCTTGGTAAGATTCAAATCCATCGGCCCGGATTTCTTGCTGATATTGTCTTCATATTGGGTGAGCTGCTTGGCTACTCCGGGAGGAACTGTATAATTAAATTCCTGACATAGCCTCGCTGCCAAATCGTACTTGAGGTAATTGATATAAAAGCGGTCCAGCGTCAGGGACAAATCCTGATTGATAACAACCTGTGCCAAACGGAACTGGCCCCAAAGCTGCAAGGGATAAGTCGTGTTTGGTTTGAAATATATATAGATATTCGCGCCGCCGAATGTTCTTTCCATATGCCAACTACCCGGCAGGGACTGAATGTTATCAGCGCGTGAGCTACCAAAGTATTCGCGTCTTGCACGGTTTTGAGTTTGATACCGCACCGTGTCAATGAAGAATGTAAACGTATCCACGTCAATCAAATCAGGGATAAAATATGCTTCCTGACCGGCGATTGCAGTGAAATTATAAACTTGATAATAAGGGATAAGATTCTGTTCGACCGTCTTATCCGCTATAACATCATTGAGGAATATCAGCCCATCATTGGCCTGCTGGCCTGATACTGTCTCAAAGCCACGTGAAACAATGCCGGATTCGTAATAAGCAAAGTTTATAAGCTGTAAGGTCGTATAGGCCATGGCCGTTCTCCTTAACCAACAGCAACAGCTGCCAGTTGATCCATATAACCAGAAACATCAATCGCAACAGCAGTTCCTGTCACTTTGTAGTCGATAGCATCGGTCACTGGGGCATCAGTAGGACAAATCAGATTTCCTGTAACCGCGGCTCCCGTTCCCGACAAAGTTGCATAACCAAGTGTTGAGGTGGAAGTTCCGGGAGCAAGAACCAACCTGTCGTTAGTCCCAGTCGGGGTGAATACGCAAAAGAAGTTCACCAACGTTGGCGTTGCCGCAGGGAGACTCGCACTACAATTGACGGCCGCATAAGTTGCAGAAGCCCCGGCAGTAACATCAGTAGCAATCGGCGCATCGTAGAACATCCAGCGATCAAGTCCGCAACCATCTTGACGGAATGGCAGGATTAATGCCGACCCGTCTGTTTTGATGAACCCGATTCGGAAGGACATATTGTAACCAGCCGGAAGTAGTGGAGACGTCAGGTTGGCCGATAGACACGCAGAGCCGGGTTCAATTCCAAAGCTGTCGCCAATAGCATAGACAGCGTAAAAAGTGTTGATTGCGATGGTGCCAGTATCCAGCCCAGCAACGCCATTTACAGCAGTGCTAATGGTTACAGTACCGGTGCCAGCAGCAACAGGTAATTCTCCAGTCTGGGTAGCTGCAACGTTAAGAGGCAGGCCAATGGAGATGTCATTTACGTTAGTGCCATTACTGCAACGACCAGCAGTCACAGTCATCGTGGTGGTAGTCAGGAATGCAAGCTTCATGCCGTTAATATAGTACTGACGGGCATTTGCGACTGGAGTAGAGATTGTCATTTTGTATATCCTTATAGTTAAGGGAAGCTCCGTGCCTCCCGTTACAGTTTATTTCTTTTCGTTCTTGTGGTGTTGAGCATGGTGCCAAGAACATAACCATCTTACTTCTAAAGGCTTGCTATAATCATCATGATGAGCCTGAACCGACGCATCATCAAGTCCGCATACTTCACAAGGAAGATATTTAAGCACCCCATGTCTGATGGCTTTTTGAGTCTCCAACCGACATGTTTGCTTTACCATTTGTTCTGCGTTTTCTGCAAATCTTGCTATATTCTTTTTTCGATCCAGCTCCACCCAATTAGGGTCTTTTTTATGCTCTTCTCTAATCAGACGTTTCTTTTCATTGGTGCAATGCCTGCAAAAGGCTGTATCAGGAGATTCTTTAGTAGTTCCACATTTACAAATTGGATTTCTACCTTTTCTCTGCCTGGGTAATCCTAATGTGGTAACTTTGAGCTCATATGCTTGCTTCATTTTTTCAAGTTTGCATTTCGCACAATAACTACCATTCATATACCGCTCTTCTTTTTCACATCGGCATATTTTACATTTTGGATCTCGACCACTTCCCCAAACAGGAAGTCCTTTATCAGCCCTGTTTATCGCTTTACGAGCTCTTCTTCTCTCGCCAACGCATTTACCGCACCATGATTCTTTAATATAAGAGCCTTCTTTTACAGCTCCGCATTTACTGCAATTTTCTTTACTCACTCATTTCTCCAAGATTATGCCGAATCTATTATATACTATCCGGCATAACTTTGGTAAATTATAAAGAAAATATCACGGACATCGAATATTCCGGGACCAAGCGTTTTCCCCAAATGGCGTCGTGGATCATGCCCCTTTGATTCTGACCAAACAAACTACCATAGTACATTCGGAGACTTACCCCTGTATCCGGATCCACTTCATTACCAGTAGGGAACGGAACTTCTTCAGGGAGCATAGGCATACCAAGGAAAAGTGGGTTACCAGAAGTAATCACACCAGCCCTGTGAGATGGCAGGAACGTAACCTGCATACCAGCAGCAATATCAAAGTTCAGGTTGCGGTCATTACCGGCAGATGCCTTCAGTGGGGGATAAACATCCACAGTGACATTACCTCCGGAGGAAGCAGCATTAGCAGTAACTCGAAACTGTACGGGGTTACTCGATACTTTATGGCCAATGAAAGTAAGGTAACGGAGATTAGGTTGACCAGAAACACCATCATCAAACTGCCCCTTATCAAATTCTTTAATCGCATTGGCATCAGTGCCAGCACCAGAAAATACAATTTGAATCACGGCATCATTGGCGTCCTTCACGGTAGATACCACAGTTAGCACAGTACCGTCTTCACCGATGGTTCCGGCAGTATGTACTGGCAGCAAGTTTGATACGTAGAACTCAGCGCGGTCAAAATTACCAACGTCCCAGCTATTAGCGGCTTCATCGTTACGACGTGGAACGAACTGATTCAAACCAGTGTTCACGATTGCGGATTGGGCGATATCACTCAGATAGAACTTGGTATTGTCTTTAGCTGCGCCAAAGTTTCTGAACATTGCAAGGGCTGCGGCCAATTGTCCATAAGAATTTATGGGCGTTACGCCGTCCCCGTAGAATCGGAAAGGAGCCTCCAGACATACGGTTGCAATATCAGCTTCAATCTCAGCAGACATTTCCATAACTGCGGATTTACCGAAGTTGTTCATGTAGTCTTCGACGTTGAAGATGAATTGTTGCGCAGTGAATGCGTAGGAAACGTTGATTGCCTTATCGACAGTCAGGTTTTCAACACGTTGGTCAGCAGACTGGAAAGTCGCAACCAAGCTTGCAGCAGTGGTGAAACGTGGGGGCAAGTCAAAAGTAACGGTGTCACCCAGATTCGCAGTCAGCTTTTCGAAGTTCTTGAATTTGGTGTTAGCTGTGGCTACAAAGCAATTTAAGTTTTGCAGGTACGCCAGATTCGACATCTGGTAGGTTTGTACTTGCTGTAAAATGTTATTCGGAACGGCCATGTCTTCTTCTCCAATGAATATCCATATTCAGAGGAACAGACATGACCGTTTTGGTTGGACTATCAGGCTTTTAAGTAGTTAGCCGATTTAAAGTCCCGTACTGTTTTAGTACCATTGTCTGTTCCCACGGGCGAAGGTTTCAGACGGTTTAATGGATCTTGAGCTTCTTGCAAGTTCTTCTTGGCCTCATCGTTAGTCTTGATAGACTGACTTAGCTTGGCAATTTCATTTCTGGCCATCGCAGGTGATTTATCCACGAGGACTGAAAGTTGTGCCAGCTTGGCCGGATTCTTCTGTAGCTCATATATAATGGCCGCAGTGTTGTCCGACTGAGTTGCCAAATATACCAATTGCGGGAATGCAGCAGGATCAAAATTTGCGGTAACGGCATCGAAGTCATCAAACATCTCTTTGCCTTGAGCCAGCTTACCGAAGTAATTTTGAGCTACTTCATTCACCTCCTTTTCAAGCTGCGCCTGATGAGCTTTTTCAGCTTCCTCTTGCTGCTTCTGTTGCATTAATTGCATTACCTGCTGCATTTGCTCTGGCGACATCCCTTGCTGTTGCGGCTGTTGTTGCTGCTGCATGGGTTGCTGCTGCTGTTGCATAGGCGGTTGCGCCTGTTGCTGTTGAAGCTGCTCTATTTGCTGCTTTGCTGCATCAAGTTGCTCTTGCATTTTCCGTTCTCCATCGCGCTTTGCTTTTTTAACAAGCTCATTCACTCGGGAAACGGTAAGCATTTTTTCAGGAGGCGGTGATGGTTCATCTTGCGATACCTCATCCACACCAACATCAGTATCTTGCAATGGTTCTGCAATATCCGTTGCTTCCATTTGAAACCTCACTGTTTCCGGCGTGACCGTGATCACCTAACTTCCGTGTTAGTTCCGACTATTTTTGCCGCATAGCTGCGTATATGGCCTAGCGTCCACCTGGCTAGTACAGGTACTATTTAAGGCAAGTATAGCAATAATTATTGCAATTGGAACAGATAATAACTTTTAGTTTAATTAATGCCTATATAATGAGCATATGCTGATAACTTATATATCACTTAAGGCAATCGCCCTTAACCATCTTTTTAACCATCTTCTTATCCTGCTTAACATCAGAATGCTCCTTCTGTTTTTTAGGTTTCAGATTCATGCCGCCTTTTGGTTTGTCTTTCATTTCTTTTTTCCTTTTCCTAAAACTTTATCAGCTTTCGCATCTATTCGAGCTTCTCCTGACTTTGAAAGCTTGCCTTTGTGTTCCATCTCAGAAGCCCGGGTTTTGGCGTTCCGGGCGTGAGCTTTATCATTAACAGGATAACTCCTATCCGGGCCTGCAAAATCACCCTTGGGAAGTGCCTTCCTTTTCTTGGCTGTTAACTTGGCCATGATAACTCCTTAATAGAAATCCTGTATTTTGGATTTTACAGTCTTGCCATTACCTTCCTTCTCCTTTTTACTGGTTTCGGAAGTTCTCAGCTTCTTCAGCTTTGGCCCTGTTTTTTCTTTCATCGGTTCAGTCGTTTTCTTGCCCGATTTTAGTTTCATTTTTTCTGCTGCTTTCATTTTTTTCTCCGATAGTTTTTCTCTGTACGTTGACCACGTTTTGGCTTCTTCTTGCCTTCGCCAGCCTCTGAGTACGCGATGGCCACCGCTTGTTTCTGCGGTTTTCCTG